GACGATGGCGAAGCGGCCGGGGAAAACATTTTCCGGCGTGACGGCATTTTCCGTGAGGCCTGCGGCCATGCACTGGCGGATGCACTCTGCCTTGGCAAAGACGACCTCGCTGATGGCCTGGCGGATGGCGTTTTTCCAGTAGACGCCTTTTTGACCCCAGGTCTCGAGCCAATGAGTCTGGCCAGAGGTGAGGTCGGAGAGGGTAGCCTGGGCCGTGCGGCCTCCGTCAATGTCTGGAGAAGCTAGGCCGATGTATTGAAATTGGTTCGTCCAAAGCTCACCCGGGCGGAGATTCGGAAGACGAAGGCGGCCCGCATCCATTTCGACGGCGAGGGCATAGACCACCTGGGCATGAACGCGGCGGGCCTGCTGCTGGTGGTGCAGCTTCACCCACCGTTTATCATCGGCATTCAGCACGCGGATGCCGGGGCCGGTGATACCGGCAATGTTGCAGAGACGCTCGTACGAGATGTCTGCCGCATCGCAGCAGTCTTTGAGGAGCTGGGCCTCAAACTCGCGGTTGTTCTGCGAGGGGTTGTCATCGGTGATGACCTTGATCTTGTGACCGGGAGGCAGTCGTGGAGTCATGCCGCCAGTCATGACCATCTCCATATTGATCGTTTGGGTGCTGCCATCTGGCATGACTGCCTCAGCGGTGGAAAGAGGTCCGCCAAAGCCGCCGGTGCGGGAGGCTGCAGGTGCCACAGCATCCACCTCCACGGCCGTCCCCATGCGGGAGGAGTTTTTGATCTTGGTCTTAGTGAAGCCCCGGACCTCGACGACGTCCAGCATGTTCAGCACAGCGGCGGTGAGAATGGAGAGCGGGCGGACCTGGCCACGGTTCTCGAAGTTGGCCATGTAGATGCATTTCCAGGCCTCGATCGACGTGATCTTCGAAGGATCATCTCCATCTCGGATGCCGTAGGTGAGGTGTCTGCCGCGGGATACCTGAACCCCTTCCACCCAATCCGTGCCGGCATTCGGTGGGTTCGCCAGCTGATGGCTTTCGTAATACGCGAGACGTGCCCTGCCCCCAGGCCCAAGGGTTTTCACCGCCAGCACATCAGCATCACGGAAGATGGCCTGATTGTCCTGAATCTGGCCGGTGAAGAAGTCAAACTTTCCCGCGATGTCCCAGACCTGGGCGGAGCCTGCGATGGACATGAAAGCGGCGAAAGCGAGCTCGTTCCACTCCTCATCCGAGGTCACGGGCTGAGGGGTGAGATACCCGAGCATGCGGGCCATGCCATTGACCAGGCGGCGGATGAATCCGAAGTGATTGTAAAGCCACTGGATCTTTTTGGCGATCTCCTCCCGGGTGAAGCTGGTGATCTGCCGTCGGGTATCAAGCGTGGGCCAGTAGACGTATCCACGGTTCGTGCTCTGACTGGCGGCCTGGAAGCCTCCGCCAGATAGCCAGAAGATGCCGGGGCTGCCCGAGGTCTCGGCGACATGATCCCGGGTGACTGGCAGAGCAGCGACGGAAGGAGATTTTTGATAGCGGGTCTTTTTCGCCATGGTTGGTTAGGCTTGAAGGATGGCGCGTGAGAAGTCGATGCCCGTGCCGAGGGAGGCGGGGTCCACCGTGGTGGTGCCTTCCTTTTGAGCGATGGCTTTCCGGCAGGCATTGATGAAGGCAGAAATCTCCTGAGAGGTGGACAGGGTCATGCCACTGCTGTTCTGGCCAGCAAACCCTGTGCTGGTGATGTGGATCAAGCAGGTGCTTTTGGACATCAAGGCATCCGCAGCTTCTTTCCAGAAGCCGCGAATTTGATCGACGTTATAAAACTCGACCAAAGAAACTACGAGGGCATCAGCGGGGTCCACGGCTAGGACAGGGTGTCAAAACTCACGAGGGCTTCAGGACATAGTCCCTCTGCACGGTGGGCTCCTCACCTCCGCCCATATCCGGGGCGCCATGCCCCTGCTCTGCCCGGAGAATGGTGCGACCCAGGATGATACGGAGACAGGCATCGCCGTAGTGGTCATTCGGCAGTTTCTTGAAGGCTTCGCGCCCTTTCTCGACCAGGAGCTGCTGCCCGGAGAGTCCATCAATGAGGTCCTCATCGGCATCCCGAGGGATGTAAAACCGGGGTGCTTTCTGCTTCTGGATGAGGTTGATGTAAAACTCCTTTTTGAAGGCGAAGCTGTTGAAGGTGTAGCGGTCGGTGGCGTGGGTCTTCAGAGGCGTCCAGCCCCAGGATCCAGTGCGGGTATCGACACCGGCGGCGGGGAACCAGAAGCCATTCGAAGCCTGGCACATGTTATACACACGGACGGTCTGGTCCTTGGAGTCCACCAGACCTTTAGCGGGGCTCATGTAGTCGTCTGTCCCGGCGATCTGATACTTCAGCTTCCTGAGTTCAATGAGGTCTTCCGGCGTCAGAACCGTGCCCCAGTCGATGAGAGCAATCTCGTCATTATCAAAAACAGCTCCCACGGCGTAGTGCGTCTTGTAGTCCCCCACGTCAGCCCCCAAGATCAGACACTGAGGACGGCGAGGGATCATGTTGCGGCGATAGTCGGCGACATCGCGGAGCTTTCGCACGTCCTCTGATTTGACATTGGCCGCCATCTCCTGCCAGGGACGCGCGAGACGCGAATTGTAATAGTCCTGCAGGCCAAAGAAATCTGTGCTGACACTGGAAAGGAAATCCCAGGCCATGTTCCCAAAGCTTTTGGTGGGGCTGTAAAAACTGGGAAGGATGAAGCTGCGGCGATTGGATCCAGCATTCGGATTATGCCGCTTCTCTTCACAGGCATCGATCAACGGCTGCTTGTGGACCTCGCGAATCTCACAGCCGTTGTGCGGGCAGATGTAGCGGGTGGACTCCCGGACTTTGTCCTCGTTCCACTGGCCTTTGCCATCACGGGCATCATCCCAGAGGACAGACTTGTAATCACTCGAGAGCTTGATGCCGGTGTTTTCGGTATACTCCGTGCGGTCTTCATCACGGCCGATGAAATCAAAGTAGAAGTGATTTTTGCAGTGCGGACACTGGACGTAGAACCGGGTCTGATCCCCTAACAAAATGAACTGCCAGAAGGGATGGAAAAAGGAGTTTGGGGTGCCGCTTCGATAATGGAACTCACGGGAACCGAAGCCATCAGATCGTTTTGCGGCCAGGTGGAAAGGATGAGCTTCAGGAGCTTCTTCACTGGCCTGCTGAACCAGTTTGGATGCCTCATCAATGATGACGATGCCGTAGCTGCCACCCGCAAGGGCACCAGGTGAGTTACCCCCGACAAGGACAATGCCTCCACCATCCATGTCCATCGACATGGAGCGGAACATGTTTGGATCCGCTGGCTTGTGAGCGGCAAGAATGGGGTTTTCGTTGATGAGTTCCTGCAGACGTTTTTCACTAATTTCAAGCTTGGTCCAGTCGCGGGATGGACCCACAAAAAGTGCTGGAAGAGGTGAATTACAAATTCGGTAACACAGGCCCAGACAAGGTATCGTGGTTTTCAACATCTGGGTGCCAGCAGAGACACCGCAGAAATTGACGCCGCTGTCAGGGTTCCAGCATTCCAGGATGGGGATCTGGTAAGGACGGCCTGATGTTCGGAACGGGCCCTGGGCATTGGGTGCCATCTTAGCCGGCAGTGTGATGTGCTGCTCGAGCCATGGGACGACGGCTTGCCGCGGGGAGAGGGAGAAGAGACTGATGATCTCTTTTTGCCAGGCTGCATCTTGATGCCGGTTGTAGGCACTCATGCGGCGAGCTCGGCGTCGATTTCGTGAATGACCTTGGCAATGGCCGGATTCCACTTCCGAGTTTCCCAGTCTCCGATAGCCCGGAGGGCCTGGAGGGGATTGTCGGGATTGGCGACCTGGGCAATCTCGCCTTTCATGCTGATGTAGACGGCAAACATCTTTTGGATGGCGGTTTTCATGCTGGCCCAGGCGGCGATGGGCTTGAGGCGGCCGGCACTGATTTCGGCCTGCTCGCGTTTTTGGCGGGCGAAGTGGTAGGACTTCAGGGCATCGGCGGCGATTTTGACAAACCCCACGGCGGCCATGGGATCGTTGTTTTTCAAAGCCACGTCCCTTGCGGCATTGGCGGCACACAGGCCCTTCCAGGCCTGGCACTCGGCATACTCTTCAGGACTCCACAAGGAGGGGTCCTTTTCCATCGCTGGAGGCGATACGTGGACCAGCTCCGCGTGCTCTCCCATAGGCTCCCCCATCGGCCCACGCAGGACGACGCCGAGGGCTTCCTTCTGGGGCGGCGAGGGCGCCTTTGCCGCGTAGGCCTCCATCCCCATCGCAGCCACGAAGGCCAGGTAGTCAGGGTTGTTCTTCTTCGCATGATCTTGCGCCGTCCGCAGGGGTATCCCCATTTTCGCGGCGTAAGCTTTCTTCAGTGCTGACTGAGCATGCGAACCCTTCACACTGCGTCGCAGGTGTCAAAACGCAGCAAATCCGCGCAATCCGCAAACCTTGCGCCATCGCCATTGCGCATACTCAC